TTTCATTGATGATGGCGTTTACTGACGTTTGATCGGCCTTAACGTCAATGTCTAATTGTAAATCTGCAACTTCTAGGTCAAACGTTGTAGTGTCAACTTTTCCTGCTATAGTCGTCTGTAAAGGAACATTCAAAAAGGTGTAATCAATAATTCCTGTGGCAAAATCACCAGCGCCTAATTGAATCGTCGTGCCATTGCCTGCGCTAACCCATGCGCTTGCGTTGCCCGTTCTATCTACCGACCTGAGCCAATAATATCGCGTCAAGACCACGGTATAAGGGCCATCGATAAATGACGTTCCACTTGTCTTCCCAATGACTACCGCATCGCCTTCCGTTGCAGTGCTAGACCGTTTGATTTCAACATAGCTAAAATCTGAATCAGTCGGGTTTGTCCACGCCAAATCAATCTGTTGAAAAGCCCCGCTGACAGATGGGCTGGTTGGAACCCCTGGCGCTGTCGTATCAACCGCTGGACTAATACCTGCGGTGGTTAAAGCCGTTGACCTTGCCCCAATTGTGTTGATTGACCTTACCGATATGGTGTAGGTCTGACCGCTGTTGAGGTTAAAAATATAATATTCAGGGCTTACTACCGTTGTCGTTTCGCTGTCGCCACCTGATGCCGTCCAAGTAATCTCATAACCAGTCACAAACGAATCGGTTGATGCCGTCCAGCTCACATCGATCCCAGAAGTTACCGAGCCATCTGCGTTCGTTACAACTGAGCCAGTGGCGACTAAACTGGTTGGCGGCAATACCGTAAACGGATCAGGTAGGTTGGTGGCTGGGTAATCTCGTTCTTCTATTGCAGTGTTGTATGGGTAAATGCCCGATTGATACTCAACCATGCTGACGCTGCAACCGCCGTCATAATTCATGGTCAATTCTTCAACTTGAAAGGGCTTGGCAGACCATGCTGGCGTGTCATGCGTTACCGTTACAACATCGCCGACCGATAGCTGTAAAGCCTCGCTGGTCGTTTTAAATTGAACCCTAATGGCGTTGCGTGATCGCAGCAAAATGATTCGGGCAAGATCTCGCGCTGAGTAGTAATTGGTGATGGTGTCGTTGTCAAAATTACCGACCAATAACGTGCCGCCGTCTTCTGCTAAATAAGTCGTTTCTTCGGTTGAGTCAGCGTCGGGCCATATAGCGTCATCGGGCTCATAATCCAGCTCATAGTTTGGGAATTTGATAATGACGCGGTTGTATTTGTCCTGCTTGCTTTCGCCCTTAATGCTTATGCCGCCAACGATATTGTTTTGGTCAAACGCAAATACGCTCGAAGCCGCCTTGTCAATTCTTAGGCTGTAGACCCCTTGGTTGTATGGCAAGAACCCTCGGCAACCGTTAAGCATCATCTCAATATTAGAGAACAGCGTGGCATCCGTTTGGACAACGGCGTTGCACTCGAACAGCTTGCCAGTGGTTCCAGTCGTGTAGAAAGTAACCACCTCGTCGCAGTCTGTAGCCGCTTGTGAAAATGCGGTGTCGTCAATCTGCGCTGAGGTTAAGCCTTTGCCGTATCTGGCATTGGTCAAGTAGTCCCGAATACACAAAGCTGGGTTGTTGCTATAGGCGGTCGTTGAGTTTCTAGGATCAAATACTTTTCGCCCTTCAACAACGCAAGTAATGTCTGGGATGTTAGAAAATACGTCTTGATCCCACTTGATGCGAAACGCGATATAAGCAACGCCCCTCAATCGGTGAGCAGAAGTCCAACCAGCATTAGCCTCAGTCAGCAGCGAGTCATAAGTTTGATCGTCTGTGCCAAGGTGGACGTTGTGCGTGACTAATTCGCTAAAGCGAGCGTCGGTAATTAATATATCGTCAAACTTGATTTGACTGACTGCGTTGATCTCGCCCTCGCATAGAACGTGCGCTATATACAGATATTCGTTAGGATCGCCACCTGTTTCGTCTCGCGTAGATATGAAAACCCGCGTACCACCGACCCGTCTCGTTCCGTAGATAACAGGGATTGGCTCAACATTAGATTCCTTGTTGAGCAATACGCCGCGCATAGCATCGGACGCTTTCTTGGCTTGCTTTTGGGCTTGCCTTGTCGCTACATAGCTGACACCAGCGCTAACCGCAAAGATCGTAGCTAATAACCAAACCGCCATTATTCACGTCCCCATTTCAAATCTTTGATGGTCTTTGCTGCAAACTCAAAACCTAGATCACCATCAAAATACAGTTGTTGCGTATTGTGGTTTGTTCGCCGCCCGTTTTCTTTCTCAAAGTCCTTCCAGTGCGAGGCAATCTCAACGGTCAACTTGCTTTCGTCTTCGGTATCGTCAATTGAATAACCGACTATTAACCCGTCGAAGATTAGTATTGGAGCGCCAACAACATCGTCGCTGCTGTCAATGACCGCCCGATAAATCTTAGCTGGCACGTCAATATAGTCATCGCCAAGAAAGATAGCGATATAGGTTTGTTCAACCCCTGAAAGCGTGATCGATAAACTATTAACACGCAAGTCAGAAGTCTCGCTAACGTCACTCACGCCCATGAAATGAGGGCTGCTAACCCAGTTCGTTGACAAAGCAGACAGGTTTCTATCCCAATCAGTCAATCGGATCACGCTGTCAAAATCAAATTGGATCAGAGTTGCAAGGTTAAAGTTATCTTCACCAATTGCCGTGATCGTTGCTGCGTCAATAGTCCGAGTCATTAAACGGCCTCGATCATGTCAATCTCGTAATCAACGAGCGATGCTGAGCCAAGGTTAAATTCTTGCACGTCATTATTTAGCCGAACCGTAAAAGGCACGCTGTCAAACGTCACTGCGTTATCGTTAGGCACTGCCACCCGTAACGCTGGCTGGATAGATATATTACCGTTGCCAGCCCGATCAGCCGTCAGCATGTAGACCTTGCTGTGATTGGCAAATTTAACCATGTCGCCAGCTTTAAGCGTTCCAGTTACTCCGTCCACGCCCACAGTTGTAGCGCCTATATCCGCCGCTCCATTGACCAAAATAGTTCCGCTGGCATCGCCTGACTTACTGCTGATCTGAGGCAATACAATCGTGAAAGTCTCGGCTGACCCACGCTGCGCCATAGTGAAGACTAAAATGGGCGCAAATTCTGATCGAGTCATTCTTGTATATTGAGCGCTGAACTCAAATCGTTGTCCACCAATGTTTCTGACTTGCGTTCTGCCTGAGACGCTTTGGCTTGACAGGTTATAATTGACGCTCCTGAAACCTATGGTGCTGAATATCGGTGTTGTTGGGTATGTTCCGCTCATGCTATTGACACCCTGCCACGGTCATTAACCGCTTGGTTAATCATTGAAATTATCTGTCCTCTGCGAGATTGCAGCAACCTGTCAAAGCCAGCGGTATCGTTTGCTTGGATTGCAAAATTGACATTGACTTGGGTTTCGTTGCTGCTGTTCGTGCTGCTCATTGCAGCCTTCAATTGATCGTTGCTCGATATACGACCTGATCCGCCCATTGTAAGCAATTCTGGGCCTCTCTCGCCGACTAAATAGCTTTCGCCACCCCTTACTTGCCCGCCTAATGCTCGGCCTTGTAACCCTGCTATTGTTTGTCCTGCGACAATCCCCAAAGAGATAGCGCCCATTGCTCGGACAGCCGCCTCTGATGCTAAAAACGCAGGTAATCCGCCTAGCATCGCAGCCTGAGCTCCTGCTGCTTTCGCCGCAACTTCGGTTGATACAATGATCTGAGCCATTGCAAGACCTTTCTGTAGCAAGAATGCAGCTTTGGCAGCGGCAGATTGTTCGCCAAATGCGTCGGTTAAAACGCTAGTTAACTGACCCGCAACCGCCGAGGCTCTGGCCAGTACCATCTGCTGCGTAGCTTCCCGAATGTATGCGCGTCTTTGTTCTTCCCTTTGAGTGATTGCCGTTTTTTCTGCTTCGGCTTGTCTAAGAAGTTCTGCTTCCACCGCATAAAATTCGGCATCGCCGATTAAGCCTTGATCTCTTTGGGCGCTTTTCCTTGCTATTTCAATCTGAGCGTTGGCATCGATTGCCGCTAATCTTCCCAGACCTTGAAGCGCTATTTGTTGCAATTCTCTTTGGGCGGCATCCTGAGCTGCTGCAAACTTAGAATCTTCTCGTTTCTTATTGTTGGCTGATTCTGCTATATCTTGGTCAAGCAATTGCTGAAACCTAGTGGCTTCCATTTTCTCAGTTTTTGATATTCGATCAGCGGTTTGCTTTACCAGCTTGTCATTCTTCGCTCGGTTAATTGCGCTTTCTTTTTGGTCTGCGTCTAAAAGTCTAGCTATTCGCTCTTGATCTAATTGCGCTAAGGTTTTTTCTGCGTCGATGTAACCTTCCATCAAAGGTTTCAACGCTTCCGCCCCGCCTTCAGCTAAAAGATCTAAGCCCTTATTAAATAAAGCAACCCGCTCAGTGCTGTCGTCTAAGGGGCTTTTTAGGTCAAGCAAGTCTTGCCTAAATTTTCTAAACTCTCTGTCAGCTACTTGCGTCTCATCGCCTAATTGTTCAATGACCTTTTCTAAATTGTCAAAGCTCGCAGCATCAGACTTATCTAATTGCCCTAACGCTTCAAGAAACTGAAACGCTTGATTGTCTGTAAATTGAAATTCTTTACCAATATCCCTGATGGCATCGGCAAACATTTTGGTTCGACCTTGCCAAGATGTTCCGCTTAAAAGGTCTTCAAGGGTTCTGTCTTTATCCTTTAAGTCATCAAGCTCCCTTCCAAGGTCGCGCACTGAGAGCGAAAACCCAGCAAAATCCAAACTCTCATTGGCAAGATCTATTATTGCCTGCCTTTGCTCTTGGATAACAACTGTGCCGTCAGCTATATTGGCATACATGGAAACCCTAGCGGCTGTTTCATTAGCCCTAGCAAGCTCGATAATTCGTTTAGTCAGCTCGAAGGTGCTGTTTTCTGCGCGTTTGGTAGTTTCGCTAAGGCGGTCTAATGTTTCTTCAAGCTCGTCTGCGCCCACGTTAGCGTCGTCGAATGCTCTGACCAAAGTGCCGCCAATCATCGCCCCGAATGCTATCATTACACCTAAAACAGCGCCGCCTGGGCCAAAGATTGAAGCTAATTGGGGGCCCTGTTGGCCAAGAATAATGAAGGCATCGGTGCCCATCTGAGATTGGACTGCGATATCTTGAAGTTGATACGACACTTGCTGCGTCGAACCTTTCATTGCCTTGAAACCAGAGTTTACCTGCTTGGTTCCTTTTTCTAGCTTATTAGTTTGATTGGCTGTCTTGTCAGCTTGATTGCCAAGATTTTTCAACTCGGCTTCGGTCTGCTTTGCTCCGTCAGATGTGACCTTAACTATAAGGGTTGAAATGTCAGTAGCCATTTGATTGAGCCTCTTGGTGCGAGAGCTGATCCAATTCTCTTATCAGATCAACCTCAAATGCCGTTAAATCGCCATAAATGTCCATGTACGATTTGATTTGATTATAGCTAATGGCTCCTTCACTTGCATTTTTTAATGACACAAACAAAGCCCATAAGTAAGCCAGTTCAGACCTCAACTCTGGTCGTTCTGCTAATTGCTTTGGCGGCTGACCAATTGACTTTTCTATTTGCTTGAGGTTTTGTAATCGGCTGACCTTTGATCCTTTGTCGTATCCAGCTGCCCAGAACTGCCACTTGGCATAAACGGACAACTCTTTGGTCAGCCTTTCGTAAAATTTACCCTGTCAGCTATAAACCTATCAACTTGCGTCGCCACGCTTGGAGCATTTTCATACAGCCCTTTGGCGGCTTCAGGGCTAAATTCAACGGTATCTTTCCCGCTCTTTAACCCACGCCAACCAATTGTGACTGCCGTTAGCAAATCAATCTCGCCACCTTCTTCATCGTTTAGCAGCTTGCGGTGATACTTCCTGACCGCTTCACGATATGCCTTAGAATCAACCCCTTTGACCTTTATGTAAAAGTCTGTGGGTTCATTGTCGGCGGGGCTTTTGATCTGGATCTCGGCCCCGTCTTCGTGTGCTTCTAATGTGTAAAGATTCTTTACGTCCACGCGACTCTCCTCGCTTTAATTTCGTTATGCGTCGTCTCTAG